GCCGCCCGCAGCGAGATCTTCAAACGGAATAATCACCATCTGCTCGGCGTGGGCGTCATTGAGCGTCACTGCGCCCGTGCCGTCAATGGTCGCATCGCCCGAGACGACGACGTCCTCGAAGCTGTCGCCATCGGCCACCAGCAGACGCCCCGCGTCATAGGCCAGGGCGCCCACGTCGCTCAAGTCGGCCAGACTGAGTGTCTCGGCGCTGGCGGCCTGGAGACTGCGCAGCAGGATTCGCACCGTCAGATCGTCGGCCCCGGCCGCCGCCACGGTGATGCCCATAAACGTGTTAGCGGTGGGCGTACTGGTGGCACAGCCGGTGGCCGCGCCGCCTTTGGGCGTACCGTCGTTGTCCCAGTAGACCGCCGCCCCGAGGGCGAAGGTGTCCTGGTCCTTCTTGGCGACGTCGTAGACGCCCCGGGTGGCCAGGGCGCCCAAGTCGCCAGCGGCGATGGGCAATTTGGCCACGGCGCAGAAGTTGCCCAGCTCGACCACGTCGCCGGCGGCCACGTCGGCTTGAGGGGTATAGTCGATGGCGCCGCCCTCTTGTAGAAATCGTGCCTCAAATGTCATTCTGCAGTCCTTTCAAGCAAGTGTGTGTTACGATGTGGTCACGTCACGCCGCCGCCACGGGAAGGCCAGCGTCTTACGCTTCGCCCTTCATCTTCAAAGCGCCCCGGTAATCCTGTTCGCGAACACCGAAGTCGATATAGCCTCGAAACTGGATTCCCAGAGTATTGAAGTCGGCGTCGGTCTTCTCCACGGTGGGCCGGTCCACGCCGTTGAGGAACGCGATCTCGATGGCGGGCAGACGGTTGGGGTCGGCCAGCAGGTACCAGGCCTTGCTCGAGGCCCCGGTGAAGGAGGCGTTGGCCAGGTAGACGCTGGAGACGACCTCGAACTTGCCCACGTGCGGGTTGGCCGAGGGCTTGGCCTTGTTGGCGGTGGTGGTCTCGTTGAGCAGGAGGCTCTTCATGAGCATCTCGGCGGGGACCTTCAGGGCCGTCGGCACCAGCATAATGTTGGCCGGGATGCCCAACGGCTTGCCGTTGGGCTTGGTCTGCAGACCGAATCGCACCTCGGCGTCGGTCAGGCCGTCGACGGTCAGCGCGGTGTCGGCGCCGGCGGCGTAATTGGCGTGGTCGGCGTGGAAGAACGCCTTACCGTCCGTTTGCACGGGGTTGGCCAGCCAGAGGCCCCAGACCGCATCGGCGATGGCCTCGGCGGCGCCCATGCCGATCTGGCGGGGGATGTCGGTGAAGGCGCCCATGTCATCGTTGATGATCATCTGCCGCGTCAGGGCGAACATGATGCCGTGGGTATCGGCCTTCTGGCCGAACTTCTGCTCGTCGAGCTGGCCGTGCTTGAGTTCACCGTCGGGACCGACCTGCTCGAATTTGAAGGCGCCGGTCATGCGGTAGCGGCTGTGCTCCTTAAAGTCGTTGACGCTGGCGATCTTGGTGATTCTGCGCCAGGCGTCCTCGACGTAGTTGTAGCCCTCCAGTAGCATTTTGTTCGCGATATTGGACAGGATGCCCGGCAGCGACGTGGTGCTAAAGGCCGCCTGGAGCCAGCCCGAGGCGTCGCGGCGGAAGCGCGGCAGCTGCGCCCCGCACGCCAGTTCGCAGAATTCCTGGATACCCACGCCGCGTAGCTTGTCGGCGGCTTCGAGGATGGGCTCAGCGTAGCTCGCTTCGATCCGGCTGTTGGGCAGGCCCGACGCCATGAGGGCCACGGCCTCGAAGACCTGCGGGCTGCTCTGGGCTGGCCGGCTATGGACCGCCGGCACCTGGGGCCGCGAGGCGCGGAGCACGTGCAATTCGGTCTGCGTCTGGTCCCAGCCCTCCTCGATAGCCTTAGCCTCAATGTCCGGGTGTTTACCTGCGCAGACCTTGCGGATCGCCTCCACGCGGCGGGTCTCGGCCGCCAGTTGCTGGCGCGTCTGCGTTAGCAAGTCATCGGCGGCGGCGGAGGCGTGGAGCGCCGCCGGGTTGTCGTGGTTGATGGGCGCAACAGGCGCAGCCTGCGGCGTCGACGTGGTCGGCTCCTGCGTCGGGTCCGTTTTCGGCTGGGCGCTGCCCTGGGGGTAGGTGTCGGCACTTCCGGTGGTTTTGCCATCGGTCTGACCTGCATCGTGCGGGGCCTTGTCCTGCGTGTTGGTGCGCTGATCGTCCATGAACGTTTGCTCCTTGTGCTGGGCGGCGATGCGGGCCGACGTGGCCGGATCTGCGCCGCTATCGACGAACGAAATTTCCTTGAGAATGGCCTTGCGGACCACGTGAAGCGGCCCGTCGAAGGTCCTGCCATTGACGGTGACGCTCTGGCCGTTGGGAATAAACTGGGCCTCCACCACGGCCGCGCCGATACTGGCCTGCCAGGGGAACCCGTTGGCGGCGCTGTGGGCCACGTCGCGGGCCCACGAGGTATCGCGACTGATGAGGCCCTCGGCCAGGACCTGGCCGTCCTCGATCAGAACGCGCTGGGTGTGGCCGACGCCCTGACGTGGGTGGTGGTCCAGGCGAACGGGGATGTCCTGACGCTCGACAGCCAGACCTTCCAGATCGACCACCACCGGGTGCGGGAAACCGCTGATCCGCATCGTGCCACCCGTGTAGGCCACCATGCGAAATTGCGGCCTCTGTTTATCGGTGCCGCTGGCCGCTTCCACCGTCAGGGGACAGCGGAAGGTCAGGTACTCAGGCTGCTTGCTGCTCTTTGACATTTGTCTCGACCTCCTCTTCGTCTTCATCCGTGGGTTGTCTCGGCGATGACGCCGCGGTCAGGCCCAACTCATCCGTCAACGCCCGTTCCTTGGCCCGCTGGCGCAGCTCCACCTCCCAATCCTTGCCCTGACGGGCATACTCAGCGGCGAGCGTGGTGGTATTACTGGCCAGGCGGGTCGCCTGGGCGTTGGCCTCCTTGGCCGGATCGACATGTTCGGTGCCGTCGAAGAACCACTGGTGGGTGATACTTCGGCTTTGCCGAAGTATGGACAGCTCCGACGTGAGCATGGCCTCGTGGAGCCAGGCGGTCAAGATACGGTCGAGCACCGCCTCGGCCAGGTGGGCCTGCTCGACGCGAATCGATTTGTAGTAGGTCTGGTGGTCGAGCCGGCCCGAGGCGTAGTTGTAGCCCGAGCTATTGCAGGCGGCGATGTTGTAGGGCAGATTCAGACAGCGGGCGATCTCGTTGAGGATTTCCCTCTTAAACTCGCCATAACCGGTCGCGGGCTGTTGGGCGTCGATCTGGCCCAGTCGCCAGCCGTCCGGCAGTACGGTGGCCATGCGTTTTTCCAACTCGACCACGTCCATCGGCTCGAGGGCTGTCGCTTCCCCGTTGGCCGGGGCGTCGGTAAAGAGCACCGCCGCAAAGTCGGCGGCGGTCTCGGCGGCGGCAATCACCGCCAGACTGTAGCGGCGCAGCTGGGCAAACAAAGGCAGCGCCGGTGTGATCTCCGGGATGCCCCGGTGCTGGCCGGGCCGGTCACTGCGGAACCAGTGCACCACGGCGTCGGCGTCCATCCGATCGTACTGGGTCGGCCACGCGGCCAGAGCGCCGGGATGCTGACGCAGGATCGTATACGTCTGCGGGTTACCCCAGCTATCGAGGCTGATGCCGTCGATGTCGTCCTCGGTCGGCAGCACCGACATAACCGGCGTAGCCACCCGGTCAGCCTCGACCAGCTGCACGTCGAGCATCACCGGAGAGTCGATTCTGGGGTTGGCCGTCAAAACGGCGAAGGCCTCGCCATCGGTCGCCTTGGCCAATCGCATGGTGCGGAGCTTTTCAGCGAGGTTGACGGCGCGTGACCATGCGGCAAACGCCGCTTCGACGCGACGGTTCGTCTCGGCATCATCGCTCAGCAATTGCAGACGCGGACCGGTGCCGATACAGTCGTTGGCCAGGGTCAGTACGATGCCCTTGGCGTAGCTGTTGTTGGCCACCTCATAGCGGCTGCGCTCGCGAAGCTTCTTGCGGACATCCGGCGCGGCGGCGCTATCGGCCGAGAGCGCATCGGCCATCGCCCAGTGGCGGACGTTCTCGGCCGTGGTCTGCGCGGCGTCGTATCGCGCCCGGACCACAGCCGGGAGGGACCGGCGAGCCTTCCTGTCTTTGCGGAACGGCCACATCTTACAGCGTCCCTCCCGGCGTGATCTTGGCCAGCTTGAGCCCCAGCCCCTTCGCGCGGCTGGCCTTCTTCGACGCCAGGTACTTGTCGGCGGCGATCTGCTCAGAGAGCGGATGCTGCTCCATACTGCCGGCGTCGCCGCTGGCCTTGGCCGGGCCCTGGGCGTTGGTCAGGATCGAGTTGTCGAGGGTATCGGTCATGGGTATCACCTCTCGGGCACTGCGCCCGTCATAGTGTGATTACCCGCTCAGGCCGAAAACTCGCCGCCTTAAGGTGGGTTTTTCCAACTTTGTACCAGATATGGTAGGGTCAGATGATTTTCTCGCGCGTGGTGATGGCGGCGCCACAGTGGCGGCACCGTTTGCGTCGGATAATGCCATCGTTACGCCGACGGGTGTAGACGGTCAGGAAGTGCTGGCAACCGCAGTGCCGACACACCAGCCCCACGTGCTGTGTGGACGGTGTGTGTGTCATCATGGACTGGCTCATCGTTAGCGGCTCCTCTGCAATGCGGACAGCTTGAGTCGCTGACGCGAGCGGTCGGTGCGCGACTCGATGCTGGCCAGGGCCGCCCCCTGAATGGAGGCTGCGACGGCGCAGCCGACCAGGCAGTCGAACCAGTGGTTGTCGCGGCCGTCGGGTCGGAGCTTCCATTCATCGACAGTGCGGCCTCGTGCCTCGGTTCGCACGCGGTATTCGGCGGTAAGGTGGTCGGCCAGCAGTTGATGCTCACTGGCCTGGCGGCCAAAGAGGGACAGACAGCCCGGATCGCCCATCGCCACCGCCAGTCGCGCGTGAACAAAGCTCTTCCAGTAGTTGGTATCGATCAGGACGTGGCGCACCTGCCGACGACCCTGCACGTTAGGAATCCGCCAGTGGTGGCCCACCCGCTCGCCGCGTTTGCGTTTGTATTCGCTAAAGGGCGCACTCGAGGCACCCACGTAGCGGCCATGGCTGGGCATGACCAGGGCCGCATGGCTGCTCTGACGACAGAACTGATAGACCACATCGGTGGACTGGCCCCAGTTGGCGTCGATCAGACACCGTTCGATACGCAGGTCGGCCCCGTCGTCGCGCCGCCAGCCGCGCGAGAGATAATCGTCGGTAAGCCTTTCCAGGCCGGCATAGATCGACCCCTCCAGTCCCGCGCCCGGCGCCGCGCGGCCGAGCGTCTTCTGCGCGTCGCGCAACGTGAAGTAGCGACGCTGCTGGTCGGGGTACGCGCCGTAGTCCACGACGTAGCCGGTGAAGTCATCTTCCCAGGCGACGACCGTGTGGTAGAGCAGTTTACCCTGCGCGTCGATGAACATGGTCAGGTGGCTGGCCCCGACCGGCACACCGCTGCGCGGATAGCCGTTGGTCTTGGCGGCAATGGCGTCCGCCGTAAGCTGATCGCCATCGTCGTCATCTTCCGGCAGCGGTTCGTTCTGGTATTCGGCCCAGAAGGCCCGCTCATCCTGGAGCCGCAGATTCATGGCGTGCTGAATGGCCGAGAGTTCATCCTCATTATGGCGCTGCGGCCAGGCGACTGCGGCGCCGGCGTCCATCTCGGCCCGGTGCTCGCGATAGAATTCCGTAGCCTCATGGCCGTCGCCGTCGTTGCGGAAGCTGTCGGAGCGAATTTCGGCGTACCGGTCCCAGAGCTTCTGGTTGTCGGGAAAGGCATAGACCAGCTTGGTCCGCTCGCCCTGCCAGGCCGGGTGCTTGTCGCGGTCGAGAATCTCATCGGCCATATCGCCCGGCCGGATGACGGTGCAGGGCATGATGCCGGA